ACAATCCGGAGAAGCCCACATCAAATCAACCTTCCTGCCATGTACATATTGCTCAAGGTCTACCTCGAAAATGTCTTCTGTGAGATGTAACGTATTCGGATGATTCACTTTATGCATCCTAATAGCTTCTGGATCATGATTAACTGCTATATCAACCTTCCGCCCAAGTGCCATTTCAATTCCCACCGAAGCTCCACCGCCTCCGGCAAAGCAATCTATGATTATTCCCATTTGTCTTACTCCTTATATTTCAGGCAGTATCAGTGCCGGTTTCTTTCGTTCCTGCACCTGCTGCCAAAATTTCCTTTCTGCATATTCCAAGAAGTGAATATCTTCTTCAACTTCTGAACGCTCAATCTTGTAATGACGGGTCTGAAGGTATACTTCGCCGTTAAATTCTGACTTCAACTGTGCTTTCAAAACCACAAAATCAAATTCTGTGACCATCAGGTAGTGCAGCACTTGAATGTAGTAATTGTCCGGAATCCTATGGTCCCATTTTTCCTTCTGCATTGATTGCAGGATGTTTGTTGTCTTTATTTCAAGGATACCTTTTCTTCCCGTCTCCTTCTCAATCAACGTCCCGTCAAGACTTGCAAGTGCGAACGGGTATTTGTCATTGAAATAGGAATTGTTTTCAACATATCCAACTTCATACTGTGGATAATCTAATGCGAACAGCTGACGCATCAATGGTTCTGCTTCGGTGCCGTATTTCACATAAGGCTTTTCAGATATATCTTCAGGTATAAGCTGCCCTGTTTTGATTTGCCACAACTCAATGTTTGACATATATGGATTCATGCCTATGATTGCACTTGCTTCACTGCCGCCGATTCCATTCATTCGGTTCTTAAGCCACTCTTCACGGTTCCTAAGGACGATCATATTAATCATTGACATCTATCCTTTCCAAAAAGTCATCCCGGATATCATGCCAAAAATCATATTCACATTCTTCACAACACCACTGATTATTGTAATAAACAGCCATTTCCTGCTGTATTGCTTTGCCGCAACATTCACACACCGGAAGCTTGTCCAACCGTCTGTCCTGCTCTGCTGCATATCTTTCAGCATCCGCAATCGGATCATCTGTCCACATCATTCAATTCACCTTCAATCCATTCATAATTTTCAAATACCTTGTCTATGTACTCATTGCCCTGATAATGTGGATTGCCGCTGTTATATTGCTTCAAGGCTTTGTTCAGATCCCCGCAATTATCATCAAGTGCATCCGTCAGAATGATGATTCCAAGATGCACATTATCCAATGGTTCATTAATATTTAGGCCTGCCGCATCTGCTGTTTCCTGCCACCATTTAGGCCATATCTGCATATACCCTATAGCCTGTCCATCATCACCGATTAGCCATTGAAATTCCGATTCAGTCTTAATGACTGCCAGGATCAGGTCATAACTGATTTCATATTCCTCACAGATTGCATATATCTGAACTTGCATATCCGCACTTAATGGAATGAAGTCATATCCGGAGAATGATGTCTCTTCTTCCGTCCGAACATCTTCCACATATGTCATGAATGAATAGCTATAATATGGAGTCATATGCGCAACTGTTTCTTCCTGTTCAATTGTTACTGATTGGCTCTGCCCAGTCTGTGTCACTGTGCATTTACTGCGTACAGATAGCACACACAGCGGAATTGCTACTACAAGTCCGGCAAGCAGGCTTGTCACGACTGTCCTGATTCTGTATCTCTCAGCTCTGAACATTTCCGATCACACCCCTTTCCTGAAGGCTCCACACAGTCTTTAGCATCTGTATTTCAATTTCCTTCATGGTATTAATTGACTCTTCAAGGTTCATATCCCGTTCGAGCCCTCTGCGTGTCCTGTCATTGAAGATTGCTATGAGCGAATTCTTCATATCAGAAAAAACTCCAACCGTTCTATCACGGCAATATATTGTGTAATAGCTGTGAGCTACTTCTATGCTGTACTCTTTATCTACCTGTATCATGTTCCACCACCTTCTTTAGCATCCGCTCTGCCGCTTTATATAGCGATTGAAAACGTCTTTCCCTTTCTTCATCCGTAAGGTCAGGAATATGGACAATATTCCGGCCGTTAGGAAATTCCTGTATAATTGTTGTAGAATATGTATCCATTTCATCACCTTCCCTTCCTTTGAAGATATGTAACTACCGGTTGTCTTGATGTTTAAATCTCTTCTGTTTCTTCCTCGCCAAACAATTTACTTCCTATGTTTTCCATGGTTACTCCATCTTTTCTCAACTGCTTTCCTCTCTTTTCCATGGAGCGCAGTGAGTACATATACTGTCTTCTGCGAAGCTTTATCCTCGCTTCTTTCTTTGCAAGCAGGACATCCTCTGATGCAAGAAGTCTTGCAATCTCAATTTCTACCTGCTCATCTGTTAAAAATTCCTTGGCCATTTCCTGAATTTCCTTTCTCCAGATTCTCAAGTTCCTGCTTCAGCCTGGTTACTTCATTACACTTTTCTCTGTAGAGGTGGTCGAAATCCTCAATCTGCTCCGGTTCATACCCAAGCATTTCGTATCTATGCAGCTTATAAAGTGCTCCATACAGTCTCATATCAAGCTTAGACAGTTCCACTCCCGGGATTCTCCATTCACCGTTTGGTTTACTCTCTGTTATCATCATTTGCACTCCTCATCATTTTGGCTATGAAGGCATCAACATCATCAGCATTGCCATATGCCGATCTTACCGTTGCAAAATTTTCAACGACACGTTTAAATCTCTCGTACCCTTCACCGTTGAAAAGATCTGTCTTCCTGATTCCTTTTGCATATTCCTCTAAGAGTGCAACCGTAATTACACAGTCAAGCTCATCTCTCATTATCACGGCTTCCGAAAGTCTCAGACTTATCCTGTCCATTCTTTCCTGCAGGTCCTTCCTAAATTCAATTAATTCGTTATCCATTCTTATTTCCTCCTTATCAGATTTCACGTGTTGCCGCTTCGTCATTCCACTGTATATTCTTCAATGAAAGTCACACAAATTCTTGCCACCTCGAATGCATAGCTAGTGAGCGGTCTTTCCGCTCTGTCTGATGAATGTTTCATAATATCTGTTGCGATTGCAACAATGTCATCTGTTGTTATATTCTCTTTGTCACACATATTAAGCAGATTCACATATTCATCACAGCTGCCTTCGGTATACCAATTCATAGAAATGCAAAGACTTCTTAATTTATCAGAATGTAATATTCTGACTTCTTTATATCCGTACTTATTCATGTCAATCGTTGTTCCTTTCTGTTGGTTCAATATTTTGAACTTGATGATTAAAAAAATATGAGCCTATTTTACTATCATCTATATCCAAAAGAGCTAATGCCTTAAAAATATCTTTCTGATTCCAAGGCACACTATTATTCAATTTCAGGCTTAATGTACGATCTGACCAGTCCATTGCCTGTGCAAATAAATGTTGAGTACCATATTTCTCTGTAATCTTGCCCTTCAACTTATTGTAATTAAAAACCATTTTTTCTCCTTTCATGTTCAATGTTTTGAACTATTACTATAATAATCAATATTGCATTCCGTGTCAATACTTAAATTCAATTTTTTTAACTTTTTATTTTAGACTATTGAACTTTTATTCATTTTATGCTATATTTTACCCAGAAAGGTGGTACTACTATGAAAAAGGAAAACACATCAATTAGATTACGCCAACTTATGGCGGATAGAGGTTTGAAACAAGTGGATATTTTGAACTTAGCTGGACCAATATGTAAAAGATATAACGTGAAGATGAATAAGTCAGATATAAGTCAGTATGTCTCTGGGAAGGTGGAACCAAATCAGTCAAAATTATTTGTATTATCAGAATGCTTAGGTGTAAATGTAGCATGGCTTATGGGATATGATGTTCCAATGGAACGTACACCCATGATTTTAGGTAGCGAACTCGAAAAAATTTTTAATAAAATAAGTGGTGAATTAAACTTACCTAAAGCTTATTTAACTAACTTATTCTTTTCCGCCAACCTTGATGGCATCTCAGAAAAAAGACTAATTTTAAATGAAGAAAATATACGTTATATAATAAATCGACAACTTGGGCAAAATGTATCCGATTCCCCTAAGATTATGGATTACTACGAATCATTAAACGATTCAGGAAAGCAAGAAGCCACTAAGAGAGTTAAAGAGCTTACATATATTCCTCAATATACAGTCAATGGACCGCTTCTCAATGCAGCGCATGAAATTGAAGGTTCCTCTGACGAGGATAAACAGCATGATGAGGAACTGCTCAACAAGCTTTACAATAATAGAAATAAAGGGTGATTTAATTGACAAAGTACGAATATTTACTTAATGAAGCTCATTCTCAACAGCTCATTACTGTAGAAAGCCCTCTCCGGGCTAATAAGGGAAGAATCGTCGGTGATATGATTGCGATTAAAAGCGATATGACCGATACAGAAAAACAATGCGTGATGGCTGAAGAGCTTGGCCATTACTATACCAGCGTCGGTGATATACTTGATCAGGAATCTGTCGACAATAGAAAACAGGAGCTTAAGGCTCGGCTCTGGGCCTATAAGCGACTGCTGCCACTCGACTGTTTAATATCCGCATTCCGAAGCGGCTGTAACAGCTTATACGAATATGCCGATTATTTGAATGTAACAGAAGCATTCTTACAAGATGCTATTGAACGCTACAAACAAGTGCACGGTACCGACTGGGTGCAGGTTCTGTCCGGAACTAGCGATTATGATTGTATTTTAATAAGGAGATACAATGGGATTATTTAATAGGTCAAAAAAAGTAAAATCAAACGATACTAAAGATTCAAATTCATTGCAGGCAAACGAACAACGTTATAACTCTTTGGGTGAGCCACTAGATAAGCTTGTAGATGGTGAGTTGCCGTGGGGCTGGATGTATGCAAATAGAGATTTTACGGATCCAGCAGAAACTGAATATACATATTTTCTTAATACATGGTTGGAATCCCGGAGTAAATCTCCCAGAGATGAATATAATGCCATTTCATCTTTTGTACACTATATGTATAGCCTTAATCAAATGTGTAATTCTAAGGGAGAATGTTTTGCGTTTTGGTGCAATAACATTTTATTTACTGCAGATTACTATGAAAAAATGAAAGATAGGATGTCGTACTTATCCGATAATCTTATTCAATTAGAAAATGATTATAACAAAAGGCAATTATATCTACAGAATCTACCACAAGATGTATATCAACTCTTATTAGAACACAATGGAATATCTCAAACAGATATTTATAAGGCATTTGAACCTATTCTGAAAAACGATATCCAAGAACTATTATATCGTTGGGATAAATCTGGGACGATAAAAAGAGAAAAGAGCGGTAAAACCTACAACGTATTTATAGCAAAATAAAGGAGTTCTTATGTCTGTAAGAAATATAATAATATATTTACGAAAATCAAGATCTGATGACCCAGGTATGTCTGTTGAAGATGTTCTCGCCAAACATGAGCGTCAACTCCAGGAGTATGCAATATCCGAATATGGAGAACAGATTCCTGAAGATCATATATTCAGAGAGGTTGTCTCAGGAGAGACAATCGCTGACCGCCCTGTAATGAAACAGGTTATGCAGCTCCTTGAAGCCGGCAATATCACTGCAGTACTTGTGATTGAACCGCAGCGTCTGTCAAGAGGAGATTTGGAAGATTGCGGAAGGATAATCAACACTTTTAGGTATACCCACACGCTTGTCGCTACCCCACCAAAGACATACGACCTGACTAACGAATACGACCGCAAATTCTTTGAAATGGAACTGATGCGTGGTAATGACTACCTTGAATACACCAAGAAGATACTTAACCGTGGTCGTGTTGCATCTGTGAAGCAAGGAAACTTCATTGGATCTGTTGCTCCGTATGGATATAAACGGGTGCGCCTTGGGTCCGGTAAAGACATTTCTTACACCCTTGAAATCATCCCGGAAGAAGCTGAATTTCTAAAGCTTATGTATCACTTATACCTAGATGAAGGCTATGGTTTCACAAGAATAGCAAAACATCTTGATAGTATCGGTGCCAAACCAAGGAAGGCCGAACATTGGTCTCCTGCTGCTATTAAGGATATGCTTGAAAATCCGGTCTATATCGGCAAGATTAGATGGAACTGGCGAAAGACCGAGAAGGTTATGACTAACGGCCAAATAATCAAAACACGACCTAAAACTAAGGACGAATCACAGTGGATATATGTTGATGGAAAGCACAAAGCAATTATTGATGAATCATTATTTCAAGCGGTCATTGACCGCAGGGGCAAAAATCCTTGTGTGCGAAAAAACAAAGAACTGATTAATCCATTCGCTGGACTTCTTTTTTGCGGAACATGTGGGAAAGCAATGTCTTACAAGCATTTCAAGCAATACAGGGGCAAATCAGAAAATATATGTACAAGTATGGTATGCAATAATCAATCTCACTGCAAAACCAAATCAGTACTATATGATGCATTTTTAGACCGTGTAATCTCAACCCTTGAAGATACTATTACAGATTTTAAAATAAAACTGCAAAATGATGACTGTGATTCCGCTAAACTTCATGCGAACGTGGTAAAAAACCTTGAGCTTGAATTGCAAAAGCTCCAACAAAAGGATTTTCGTCAGAAGGACGCATATGAGGATGGAATTTACACGAAAGAGGAATATGCCGCCAGAAATGCAAAACTCCAAGAGCAGATTGCTGCCACAATGGATTCTCTAAGCAAAGCAAAAGAGTCTGTGTTACCTTCAGTTGATTACAATGAAAAGATTATGCGTTTCACAGACTGTCTGAACGCATTAAAAAGCCATGATGTTTCAGCAACGGAAAAAAATATGTTACTCAAATCCTGCATAAATAAAATAGTATACTATAACAGTATGCCGTCAAAAGCCGGC